CTCACAGTAGAGGCGACGACTCCCATCGGTCTCCCGAAAGGATACCTGTTATCACAGGAGCAGATCGACAAGATCACTCAGGCTTATCTCCCATACGACAGAGAAGCTCGTATCAATGGATCTTTCGATGTCGCTCCGATCGGAGTTGTATTCGAGAATTTCTCTGAAGATATGATCTCTGCGCAATCGGTCCCGAGAGGAGGAGACTATCGATTCTGCGTCGGTATCGATCATGGTAGCAATCCAGGATCTCAGGTTGCGATACTGTCCTGCGTAGATATGAGAGACCAGCAGAACCCGAGAGTCTTTGTGCTCGCTGAGTACGTATCCGGACAAGCTCCTCCAGAGCATCACGCTCAGGCTATTCTCGAGATGCTGCGAAAGCATGGAGTCGATCCGAATCTAGCTCGATGGACAGGAGACGGAGAGCACAGAGGGAGAGACCAGTATCGAATGAGTAACATAATGCTGATGAGAGCATTCGAGAGTATCCTCGGCTATCCTCCGCGCGGTCTCCCCTTCACTGTACACAGAGCGCGAAAGGGTCGACATTCTGTTTATGTAGGAGCGTCGATTCTACATGCTATAATGTCGAGGAAACACTTCTGGATCCGTCCGGAGTGTGAGAAGACTGTGAAGTCGATTCAGTCCTGGACAATGAAGAGAACACAGTCCGCTCGATCACGTGATCCACATGGACATGCGATCGACGCTCTTCGCTATGGACTACTCCCGATCCTAGACTACAGACCGAATATCCCCCAACAAATTAGAGTATACTGATGATAAACGATTATACAATCCCAGCAAAGCCACAAGCACCGACTAATGCAGATGAGGAGAGATGGAAGCACTCCGCTCTGCGCAGACGTCTCCTGACCGGTCTTTGGGAACCAGATCTCGAAATTGAGCTCCTGAGGCATCTCCCGACAGACAGGAGAGAGGCTCTCGGTCCTTCCGATATGTCCTCGTGTGCGATTGAGCAAGTAACCAGACAATTAGCGATGTTATATCATTCGGATCCGAATGTATCGAACGAAGGAGACATATCGGCTCTCGTCGGTCGAGATGGATTCGTCACGAAAGCCGGATACTTTCAATTGATGCAACGTATACAGCAGCTGACACTCGGGATCCGGGAGATGTTCGTGAGAGTTGATGTCGCTCCTCATCATACTGGAGATGTGGCTCGGGTCCCTGGTCTGTCCTTTCGCTCTGTGTCTCCGGACTTCGTAATTGCATCAGCATCACCAGACGCTCCCGATGTTCCTCTATATTATCAGGAGCTCCGTCTGAGAATGGATCCGGAGAGCGGGGATCCAATTTGGGTTTGGGATATACTGGATATTCGAGATGCGAACAATCCTCTTTTCGGTATGTTCGAGGCAACTCCAGCAGGAGCAATCGGCAGAGAGATGTCTGAGGTCTATATGGGACATGAGACCATGAGAGGAGACGCGTATCCATATCGCAGCAGAGACGGCTCCCCGTTCCTTCCTGTCGTCTTGTATCATGCCGAGAAGACCGGGCAGATGTTCAATGCTTTCGACGCTGCCCAATTAGCGTATGGTTCCTTGACTGCTGCCGTCCTTTTTTCCTTTTATGTCCATTGCGTGAGGGATAACTCCTGGCCTCAAAAATATGTCGCTGGTCTGCATGTCTCCGGATTGTCTCAACTGGAGAACGATCTCACAGGAAGACGATCAGCAATCTCCACAGACCCGAGCTCTATTCTGATGTTTCAGACGGATCCAGACATGCAAGGACAGCCGATGATCGGATCTTTCAGTTATGCTAATCCTGATCTATTATTAGAGAGTATATCAAAGTATGAGTATCGAGTCGCGACAGCTGCCGGTATATCTTCCGAGGTCCTGAGACAGAGCGGAGACCCGAGATCCGGATATGCTCTCTCTATCTCGAGAGACGGACAACGAGAAGCACAGAGACGATATGCTCCTGTATTCCGACGAGCGGACGAGGAGATGCTGTCGAAGTGTGCTATGTTGTCAAATCGATTCTTGGGTGCGAACCTTCCCGAATCAGGTTATCGAGTTGTTTATACTCCTCTTGGACTATCTCCTGAAGAGATGCGAGCACAGAGAGAAGACATCATACAGAAACTTAGCGCAGGACTGATCTCTCCTGTGGATGCTATGCAGATGCTGAATCCGGATCTTGATCCGATAGAAGCGAAACAGCAATTAGAACGTATCCGAGCAGAGAGAGCGCAATACACAATCTAACCCCATAAGGAGAGACTACATGACCGAAATAGAAAACGAAGGACGAGTATATGTCCTGAAATCCGAAGTAGAGAACATTATCAAAGAGAGAGTGTCAAAGGTAGCCCAAAGAGCGACCCTCGCAGAGAAAGCACTCGAGGACGCAGAGAGCAGACTATCGAAAGCCGAGAAAGCGATGTCCTCTGTCGACATCCTGAATCAACAACTCCAGGAGATGCAAGGAAAGCTATCCACAGCAGAGAAGCGATTCGATCGATACCAGAGTATCTCGAAGCACGGCCTAACAGATCCGGATCTGGTAGAGGCTATCGAATGGAGCTACGAGAGAGCGCAGAAGGGAGTATCCGACAAAGAGAGATTGTCTCTTTCTGAGTGGCTAGACAATCAGGTCCAAAGCCCCGAGAGCGCACCGATCACAATCCGTCCACATCTACAAGCACTGAAGATGATAGCAGACGAAACAGACACGCCAGAGACGCAGCAATCCACAGAAGAATATACATATCAAGAACACACACAAACAATCGAAGCACCGAAGACAAACGTTGGAGCGATTCCAGCTCCCGACTCTCCTGGCTTTCTGGATCGTGCTCTGAAGGATCCCGAGTTCTATGCAGCGAACAGAGACAAGGTTCGGGAGGCGTGGAAGAATAGAAACAGGAGACAGTCATGAGCGAGGATCTTCGGAACCTAGAGTCTTATCCTGCTTTTCATAATTTTACAGCAAACGACTCGACAACGACAGAGATACTCCTCCCGTCTGCATGCACTCGAGTCTCTCTCGGGTCTGTGGGAAAAAGTATTTTTGTATGCAACAATGGGGCCACAGACGGAGGAGCAATACCATCGAATAGAGCAACTGTACCAAGCAGCAACTATTTACAGGTCCGACTCGGGAGAGGAATGAATCGTCCTTCTTCTGTCTTTGTTGCGTCTGCCTCTGGGAATGCTGAGATCTCTGTCATACTAGAGGAGACATGATGTTATGGCATTCTTTCTATTTTCTATACAATCAGGAACGGAGGAAGAGATGAAACAAGCCGATCTATCCTCGCAATGTAACGGGATAAATACGTCTTTCACTGTTCCCGAAAATTATAAAGCAGGATCTCTCCGGGTCTACTATAATGGAGTTCGACAAGTGGAAGGAGAGACATTCTCCGAGCACAATTCGAACACATTTACGACGACCGGCTTCTCTCCCGAAACCGGAGCATTTCTCACAATCGATTATACACCTCAATCATAGGATCTATCATGGCAGAAGATTACAGAGCACTCGATACTTTTCCAATAATAAAAACCTTCACTTGTCTGCATACTGTATGCACAGAGATTCTTCTTCCGTCCGATTGTAATCAAGTTACAATTGCTTGTGATGGGACTGCTCTGAAATTTGGACAGAACGGAAAGACAGACGGAGCTTCGATCGGTACATCAGATGTTATGTTTGTAGACTCCAAAGAAAAATTTAAGGTCAAGATCGGCAAAGGAAGGAATCGAGCAGATTCGATTTTTGTACAATCCGCAGGATCGGGGTCTGCTGTTGTCGTTGTGATGCTCGAAGAAGTATTATAAAAGGAACATTCGGAGACTACTGAATTGCAATTTACAAACAAAAATACAGGAGTATAACCCATGGGTTCTGTTCAAATTAAAGGCGCACAGATAGTCGACTCGGCTATCGAAGCGGCCAAACTCGCGACCAATGCTGTCACATCAGTAAAGATCGCGGACAATGCTATCACATCAGGAAAAATCGGAGACTCTGCCGTCCTGACTGCTGCTTTGAATGACGCAGCTGTAACCGCTCAAAAACTCGGCTCTGCTGCCGTAGAAACAGCAAAGATCGCGGATGATGCTATCACTAGCGCGAAACTCGCTGCTGGTGCTGTGGACTCTTCTGCTCTCGGCTCTCTTGCTGTCACCACAGCCAAACTCGCAGACGCGGGTGTTAGTGCTGCGAAACTTGCCAGCAATGCCGTAGAAACAGCAAAGATCAACAACGGAGCAGTAACCACAGCAAAGATCGCTGCCGATGCTGTAGACGCTAGCAAACTAGACGAAAGCGACAATTATACTTTCTCTGGTGCTATCTCTGTTCCGACTCCTTCTTCGAGCGGACATGCTGCCAATAAAAGTTATGTCGACTCTGTTGCAGCTGGTCTCTCTGTAAAGGAAAATGTGAAGGTTGCAATCGATAGCAATGTAGATATTTCTGATCTTCCTTCTGCGATCGATGGTGTCACTCTTGGCAGTGGAGACAGAGTCCTCCTTTTCGGTCAGACATCAGCAGCCGAAAACGGCGTTTATAGCTATACCAGCGCAGGTTCTTCCATGTCTCGCGCGACAGATATGGACCAGGGAGCAGACTACCCCGGAGCATTCCTGTTCTGTTTACAAGGCAATACTTTCGCGGACCAGGGTTTCGTCTGTATCAACGATACAGCACCTTCTCTCGGTGTTGATTCTATCTCCTTCCAAAGATTTACCGGTTTGGGGAAAGTGAGTGCGTCTGGAGGCCTCCAGAAGCAGGGAGACACAATCTCGATCGCGGATGCTGGCGTATCCACAGCAAAGATCGCGGACGCTGCTGTCAGCACTGCAAAGATCGCGGATGCTGCTGTCTCTTCTGTAAAGATCGCGGACAATGCTATCACTAATGGAAAAATGGCAGATGACTCAGTCGGAGCCAATGAATTGATAGATGCTTCTGTCGGTTCTGCTGCTCTCGCTTCTGCTGCTGTTCTCACAGCAAAGATCGCGGACAATGCTATCACCACAGCAAAGATCACAGACGCAAATGTAACGGCTGCAAAATTAGCCTCTAATAGTGTTGAGACTGTAAAGATCTTAGACAATGCGATCACCAACGCGAAAATGGCAGACAATGCCGTCGACACTGCGGAGCTCGCAGACAATGCCGTCTCTTCTGCGAAGATTGCTGACAGTGCTGTCTCTTCTGCGAAGATTGCCTCTGCTGCGGTTTCTTCTGCAAAAATCGCGTCTGGTGCTGTTGGGACAACTGCTCTCGCGGACACTGGTGTAACTGCTGCGAAGCTTGCCGACTCTTCTGTGACTGCTGCGAAATTGGGTATCTCATTCAAGCAACAAGGATTCCAGATCTCCGGAGGATCGACAACTACTCTCGATCTGTCTCAGGCTCTTCCGAGTAACACTGTTAACGCTGTACTGGTATTCAAGAATGGTCTGTCTCTTCGAAACATGACTGCTCTCGGTGATACTCCTGCGGACAATGATGAGTTCTCGGTCTCTGCTACCGGTGGATCCGGTGGTGTTGCTCGATTGACTTTCGGTGCTGCTCTCGCGAATGCTGACGGTGTTTTGGTCTGGTTCATCCACTAATCCCACCACAACAGATCATCCTCTGATCATGGGGAGGGGATGCATATCCTCTCCCCTTTTTACATGGAGTCATTATGGCACAGAAGGTCCCAAGAAAATACACATCCGGTCTCGGGAAGAGCACAGCTGCGAGACGAAAAGCCGAGATCAGAAAGAGAGTATCCGGAAAGAGAACAGGATCCGCAAAATTCAAACCGCTCCCAGGAGACACGAAAAAAACTCGTCCGTCTCGATATACACTCTCAGCGAAGAAGATGAGACAGGAGATCCGAGAGGCTACATCGAAAATGGAGACAGGATCCCAGCAAGACAGATTCATCCGAGGAGTCTCAAAAGTCACAGGAGTCCCGAAAGGGATTATTGATCAGGTATATAAAAGAGGGTTAGCTGCATGGGCTGTCGGACATCGTCCTGGGGCGACTCAGTCTCAATGGGCGAGAGCTCGCGTGTATTCTTTTCTCCAGAAAGGCGGAGCTGTGACGAAGGGTCCAGATCGGGAGCTATACCAGAAAGCAAAGAAAGCTCTCGAGAAGAAAGGGAAGGGAATGAAGCTTCGTTAAATCGGAGACAGACATGAGCAGCTCTGAGATACTCTCCTTTCGACATCCCTCTTCTCTTTTTGGGTATACAGACGAGATCCCCGTCCTTCCATTTCGCAAAAATATCTATCATTGTTGCATCCTCTTTGTTTATGATATAATATGGTAGACAGCAGAGAAAGAGATACGGTCGCCCCGGTAACAGCAGAACAAGTCTCAGAACGCTCTCAGACTATACTCTCACTCTAACAAATAGGTGCTACAATGGCAACAGTCGATCCGATTCGTTTTTCCAATATGGAGAATATCCTTCGCCTTTCTGCGATGATCTCCCAAGAAATCAACCTTCTTCTAAAAGATAATTCTAACCTCCGAAACACTGGTCTTTTAAGCTACCAAGGCTCCATAAACGGCACTGGAAGCGATACAGTACGTGTTCGTCTTGCTGGCCTTGACGGCTTCGACAGCATGGCAGCTGCTACCAATGAGATCTCAGACGAAAGCGCAAACAAAACCGCTCTTACCATTTTGAATGCAGACCTGATCGCTGCTCGTCAATACATCATCTATGAGATGTCAGATCTCGCTTCTATGACTGGATTCGGTGGTTCTGACATTGACCCTTTCCGAATTGCTCAGTCAATCGCAGGATCTTACGAAACACGATTCGCACAATTGACCGGAGCTTCTGCTGCTTCCTTTACTCAGACAGCAGGAGCGAACACAACGACTCTTTCTGTAGATGACTTCTTCGACGCAATATTCAAGCTCGAGCAAGCCGGATTCGGTACTGGCTCTGGTGGTGGTGCTCCTGGACCCTATGCCTGCGTCCTCGCGCCTAAGGCACTGACAGAGCTTCAGGACAGTTTGCGCAATGAGACCGGGAATGCTATCTCTCGAATGCAGTCCTCTATGGATATGCTTCAGGTGAAAGGAGAAAATTTCAAGGGTTCTCTCTTCGGTGTAGACGTATATAGCTCTGCTCTCGGAGTAAATCAAAATGCATCCTCTGGCTTTGATAACTACATGATCAGTCCAATGGCTCTCGGTTATGTTGACGGTATTCCTGCGGGAGTACGCGGTTCAGCAGACCTGATGTCAATGGGCAAGGTAGTAGTCGAATTCGATCGTCGTCCAATGTCTGCATCTACATTTATTGTAGGACATGCATATATCGGCTGTGGAATTATCACAGATGACAAAGGTGTGAAGCTACTATCTAAGCGCTAAGGATTGCAATGTCGGGAGGCTGCATGATCTATCATGTAGTCTCCGGATGGTGCAGTCTCCCGGCCTTTTTTTTAAATGGAGACTACATGAACTACACAAATTTTTCGCAACCGTGGGAAGAGAAGACGCAAGTCGACACACGAATCCCAGTCCGAGCGAACGCAAGATTTTTCTATGCACACAATCCAGAGAATTGGGAATTGAAATTGTACACGACACAGACAGACGACGGAAAGAAGAAGAAGACACAGGTTGTCCCTGTCCTGCTTCCCGTGCTGTCATCCATACCAGAGACACCAGGTGTCAACGGAACGAGAGCAGTCGGAGGACGACTCGACTCGTCGTATATGCGTACAACTTTAAAAGATAACGGATGGACAATATTAGACGCCTCAGAAGAGGATTATCTTCGTGTCTATCCTGCTCATAAGGGAAATTATTATACAAGTAAATGGATAGGGATCGAGAAGGTCGGGAAGAGAATGATCGAGCACTTCGATCAGGACGGATATGATGACTGGAGACTTTCTCTGATGACATCCGGAAAGATCTCAACACCACATCCGAAGATAGCTTCTCTTCGTCTTATAGGAATGAACAGAGCTCTCTCCAGACTAGAAAGAGACCAGCATATCCCCGAGGTCCTGAATCGTCTCAAGAGCAAGCAGGACGAGCTCACACAGACAAAGAAAGCAATAGCACGTATCGAAAAACTAGGAAGGCTAGCTTATGAGCTCCGATAAAGAAAAGAGACAAGCAATCGACCGGATCGCGCAGCGAGTATCCAGACAAAGCAATTTATCACATCGAGACGCTCGTGATCTCGTTGTGAAACACATTAACCGAGCAGAAAACAAACGGAGTCAATAATGGCCTATTCAGACAAAGCAGAATTCAAAATTCCTCGCCATCTTGTACAGCCTGGATCTGTCAATCCAGAGACAATTACTGTTAACAAGTCTTTATCATACAAGGACGGCAATTATCAATTGTTGAAAAATAATACAGGTTCTCTCGATTGTATTCTTCCCTTGTACAAAGACGGAGCGTATTTCTGGATCAAGAGTCGCGCGTCCTCTACACATAACATTGTAGTGAAGGACACAGACGGGAATAGTATCGCGACATTGACAGCAGGTCAAGCAGTCCTCTGTGTCTCTAATGCTGTTGCCTGGTGGGACGTAATAAAGGCATAATATGACGACATCCTCTATTCCATACGCTGCACAGATCAGAGCGATCGAACTACTCGAGAGAGGCAAGTCTCAAAAGACACACCTTAAAGTATATCGAGATGGATTGCAATTGGTCCCAACAGCTGCGACATATACTCTCATCAAACCGACGGGAGCGGATCTCGTGACAGGAGAGACGGCTCTGATCAATGGATCAGGGAC